TTTAAAAAAGGAACCAATACTTTTAAATGTAATTTTGTAAAAGGAGCATTTGTAGAAGTATTAGGTCCTAATGAAGCAAAATATATAGTTAATTTTATTGACCATAAAACAGGTAAAGTTAGATACACGTGTGATATTAATAACAATATGTGGACTCGAGCCAATATTGAATACTTCATTAAATGGAAGATAGAAGTTATTAATAAAGAAACAAATGAAATAGATTTTGAATATTTGTATGATGCTACCGATAAACGAGTTTATATCCACTTAGATTCATCAGCATTAGGAGACACATTAGCTTGGTTCCCTTATGTAGATGAATTTAGAAAAAAACATAATTGTAAAGTAATATGTTCTACATTCCATAACGAATGGTTTGAATCAGAATACCCAGAAATCGAATTTATTACTCCAGGTACTAAAGCCGATGATATATATGCTATGTACAGTATAGGTTGGCATTATAATGAAGATAGAACAGTTAATGAAAATAGAATTCCAATTGAATTTAAAAAACATCCTTTAGGACAATCATCATCTTCCATTTTAGGTTTAGATTATAATGAAATTAAACCTCGAGTTGTAATACCTAATAAAGGACAACAAATCGATGGAAAATATGTTTGTATAGCCCCACATGCTTCAGCACACGCTAAATACTGGAATCATCCAGGAGGGTGGCAAACCGTAATTAATTACTTAAAGGAACAAGGATACAAGGTAGTAATGATTACCCATGAACGTTTAGGTGATGAATGGCATGATTCTAAATTAGGAGGAACATTAACTGGAGTAATTGATAAAACTGGAGATTATCCTATTGAAGATAGAATGGTAGATTTAAAATATGCTTCTGGATTTATAGGATTAGGAAGTGGTTTAAGTTGGTTATCATGGGCTGTAGGTACACCTACAATACTAATCTCAGGATTTAGTTTACCATATAGTGAGTTTTTAAGTTGTGAGCGCGTATTTAATTACGATGAAAATGTTTGTACTGGATGTTTTAACAGAGAATGGCTAAATCCAGGTGATTGGGAGTGGTGCCCTGACCATAAAGATACAACAAGGCAGTTTGAATGTACTAAAACAATAAAACCTACAAAAGTAATCGAATCAATTAATAAAATACTTAACCTTTAAAAAAATAAAATATATTTATCATGGACAACCAGTTTCTTACACCCGAAGAATTACTAGAAATTAAAAATTTAGATAATTCACGAAATGAATTAGTTAATAAATTTGGAATAATAGAGTTTGATATTCAAACTTTAGAACTCCAAAAAGACAAACTAACAGAACAGTTACAACAAATTAATAAATCCTCAGAAGAATTAGGAATTATGTTACAGAAAAAATATGGGGACGGAAACGTTAACATTGAAACAGGTGAGTTCGTAAAAAAATAGATTTTGAACTTTTTTAACATATTTATAACAAAACATAAATTCTACACAAAATGGCAGAAACATTAATATCTCCTGGAGTATTAGCAAGAGAAAATGATCAATCATTTATCACTCAAGGCCCTATCACAGTTGGGGCTGCTATTATTGGTCCTACAGTAAAAGGCCCAGTCGAAGTTCCAACAGTTGTTACATCATACAGCAGCTACGTAAACAGATTTGGTGCGGTTTTAGAAAGTGGTAGTGATACTTATACTTACTTTACTTCTATTGCAGCTTATAATTATTTCCTAAATGGTGGGGAATCACTATTAGTTGCACGTACAGTCTCAGGTTCATATACTTCAGCAACTTCAACAGCTATTCAAAATAGTAACGAAAGTGGAGTATTAGATACAGCATCTGATGCTTTATTAACTTCAATTACAGTAAACCCAACAGATTGTGATGATGCAACTTATACAGCAGTAGATTTGACTGGAGGTACAGGTACTGGAGCACAAGCAACAGTAGTATGTTCGGGCAATACTATTACAAGTATTACAGTAACAACTGCAGGTACAGGATATGTTGTAGGAGATACATTAACAATTGCTGCTTTAGATTTAGGAGTCGCTTCATCAGCAGCAACCATTCTTTTAGATGCAGGTGATATTGTGAATAATATTTCATTTACCTTAAAAACAATTTCTGAAGGTGTTATAATGAATAGCTCAAGTTCATTAGATGCTTCAGGTTCATTGGCTTCAGGTAGTTCAGATAATATTAGATTTGCAATTTCAAATCCATCTACAGCAAATGGTACTTTTGATTTACTTATTAGACAAGGTAATGATAATACAAACGATCAGATTGTATTAGAAACTTGGACAGGTTTATCATTAGACCCAATGGCTGATAATTTTATCACTAAAGTAATTGGTAACCAAGTTGAAAGTTACAACTCAGTAACTAATCAAATTGCAGTAACAGGTGAATATTTTAATAGATCAAGATACGTAACAGTTTCAGCAGTAAATCAACCAACTCCAAATTATTTTGATAACAATGGAATCGCAAAACCAGCTTTTGCAACTTATCTTCCATTAGCACAAGGTGGTTCATTTACAGGTGCTGTAGGTGATAATACGGTAGGTCCAGTTGCAAGTCCTGCTGTTAATTTTTATGATGCTATAAATTCAGCAAATACACAAGGTTTAGAAGGTGGTAACTATACTAACATGATTAGCTTATTAGCTAACCAAGATGAATACCAATACAATATATTAATGACTCCTGGTTTATATGATGCTGATTATACAGCTCAATGTACTCAGTTAATTAATAATACTCAAGGTAGAGGAGATAATTTATTAGTATTAGATTTAGTTAAATATGGTAAATTAGTTGCTGACGCAACTTCTCAAGCATCATCACGTAATACTTCGTATGCTGCTTCATATTGGCCATGGGTAATGATAATTGATCCTGACACGGGTAAAAACGTTTGGGTACCAGCATCTACCGTAATGGCAGGTGTGTTTGCTTATAACGATACAGTATCAGAACCATGGTTTGCACCAGCAGGTATAAACAGAGGTGGTTTAGGTCAAGTTATTAGAGCTGAGCAAAAATTAACACAAGCTAATAGAGATACTTTATACTCAGCTAAAGTTAATCCAATTGCAACATTCCCAGGAACAGGAACAGTAGTATATGGACAAAAAACACTACAAACTAGAGCAAGTGCTTTAGATAGAGTAAATGTTCGTAGATTATTGATTCAACTTAAATCATATATTTCTCAAGTAGGACAAAATTTAGTATTTGAACAAAATACTATTGCTACTAGAAATGCATTTTTAAGTCAAGTAAATCCTTACTTAGAATCAGTTCAACAAAGACAAGGTTTATATGCATTTAAAGTAATTATGGATGATTCAAATAACACACCAGATGTTATTGATAGAAACCAAATGATTGGTCAAATCTACATCCAACCTACTAAAACTGCAGAATTTATTTACCTAGATTTCAACATTTTACCAACTGGAGCAACTTTCCCAGCGTAAAAATTTAAAAAGTAAATATTTATAATAAAGCAATAAATAAAAAATAAAATGGCAGTATTAGATCCCAACGAAATATTTTTCACAGCGTTTGAACCAAAACAATCCAATCGCTTCATCATGTATATTGATGGTATTCCCTCATATGAAATTAAAGGGGTAGGTGGTGTTAACGTAGCACAATCAAGTGTAGCTTTAAATCACATTAACGTTCAACGTTTTGTAAAAGGCAAAACTACTTGGGGACCAATTTCATTTACATTATTTGACCCAATTACTCCTTCAGGTGCTCAAGCTACTATCGAATGGCTTCGTTTACACCATGAATCAGTAACAGGTAGAGATGGTTATAGTGATTTCTATAAGAAAGACTTAACATTTAACGTATTAGGTCCTGTAGGTGATATCGTTTCTGAATGGATTATCAAAGGTGCAATGATTACTTCAATTAACTGGGGTGATTATAACTGGGATGATGACGGAACAGCAGTTAACATTGCCATGGAAGTACAACCAGATTATTGTGTATTGAACTTCTAATAAGAAATACAAATATTTTAAAGGAGAGCTTGGCTATGTCAAGCTCTTTTTTTATGTTGATATGTATTAACAAAACAAAGTTATTAA